ATCCTATCATATGCTAGATGCGCAACATAGTTTGCTATTCTGGAAGCTCGGAAAATTTTCATTGTATTAGTGTTCTGGGCAAATGGACTTTGATCGGTCCATACCAGAACTTAAATCAATCATATGCGGATTGAGCTACTACTATGAAAATCTACGCAACATTATTTCTGTAGCCCTAACTTCGGGTGAATAACTAGAAGTGTTCGATTGTCGAATCGAACTAAAATAAGGCAGACAACAGATACAACTGTTTGTTATAAATCTTCAGTCAGCACTGAAGGATACTCTTATATTTGAGATCGAACATGCTGATCAGGTTCTTATATTATAAAAACATAAAAACATTGGGAAAGTTAATTTTTGATCAACCTCTCGTTCAAGTTAATGATCATTATCACCTCTCGAACCCCAATGGCCTGATATTTGTATATCTGCTCTAGCTTACGGCAGATCGTGTCTACAGTAAGCTTTTTATTTCTAAAACCATAGAAAAAATATAAAATGAGCCAAAAACACATAAAAAAAATTGTATATTATGCTCAGAAAGTCTCTTTTATATGGATATGATTCTAGATGTGACGATGGAAACCTCTCAGTCGTAAAGTTCTCGACTCACGTTTACCTGACTTAACATGGTAAAGGAACTATCGTAACCCCACGATGGGCCGGTTCTATATGAATCTTAGTTCCTATGATGTCGTCGGTTCCCATGCCGGCGGATAGCCTTGCTAGATGAATTGAAATGTAAAAGATATACCCCTAGGTAAAAGTCCCAAGGGGGAGAATCAGAACTCTAAATACTGATATGGCGTGACGGACGCATGAATAAAATATCCAACTACGAATCAGATACGACCATCAAGATTTCAATCATGAAGTTTTCGTCTCTCTTTCGCGCTCCCAAGATCTGCTGCTCAAATGAAGCGGTAGATGAAGAAGCAACCGGTGCTGTGAGTGCACCGAAGCACGTTCATATCATCTTGTCGATTGGACACAGATCGTATGTCGTGAAGGCTAAGTATGGCTATGAGCTATACAACTACGTCTACGAAAACATGTACGACGTATTACCTTCCTGGGTTTTGAATGGCCACCGGTTCTATTTTGAACACCGTGGTATTCCCCTAAGACCTACTCTCCCACTCACAACTCACGATGTCCATGATGGGGACACTGTAAACGTGGTTTGGGCCCTCTCTATTGGAGGATCCAAATCCGACCGCGCTCTTCGCCGTGAATACGGAGATAAGAAGTGGCGCTCAGCTAAGCGAGCTGAAGAAATCGCTGCCGGTATGACGGAGTATCTGGAGAGTGCTCCAACGTCCGATTTCGAACGTGAAGTCCGGCACCGCATCATTGACCGTGTGATGCAACCCCAAGGAGGGATGTCGTCTCTCGTTGGTTTACCTGATGCCGATTACATCATCAATCTCCTTGAAGGGATTGCTCTGATGGGCTACCAGATGTCTCGTGCAAACGGGAAAATGGATATGCTGGCCGCGGTTGTAGCTTTTGCTAAAGGCCAGGCTTCAGGCCCCCTCATCAACTCTGAGCGCATTAACATGCTCACCTCCTTTTTGGAGAAGGTTTTTGAGGAAACATCTTCCGACATTGCAGTAGCCTTTGGCTCTGAGACGGAAGTCCCGATGCAAGGGGGCGTTGGTGACGCTTTAAAATCACTTCGCGGTCTCGTCGACCACTACGAGACAGTCCGTGACTCGAAAGTCATGCAGAAGATGCATCGTTTTTTAATGTATGCACTCTCTCTGTCACTCTTTGAGAAGGTGGGAATCACCTTTGACAATTTCAAGTACACAACCCTGGAAGCTGAAGCTATCAAGCGGAAGTTTACAGCGGGACCAGACTTTATTCACTGTCTGGTGGACACCCTCCTCTTTATCGCGGAGCGAGGGCATCAGTGCATGATCACTGGTGAAGTTTCAGCGATATTCCATAGCGCAGGTGCTTATGAAGATTGGTACAACCGATCTAGTAACGTTGTTCGACAGAGCAAGTTGCTAAGCAACCCTGAACCGCATGGAATCAACATCCCCAAGTGGATTGCTGATCTCATGGAACTCATTGAGAAGGGCAAAGCCATTGGTCGCCACATGGGCACCATGGATGGCTTGCAAAAGAGGGTTTTCCTCAACATGCAGGCTTCACTTGAGATGGCCCACTCTGACTACCTCACGAAGAGAGCAGCTGGTGCTGACCGTGCTGCTCCGTTTGGAGTCTTAGTGTTTGGTGGTTCTGGTATTGCCAAATCAGCTTTCACCAAAGCCCTATTCTACCACTTTGGCAAACTCACGGATAATCCAATTGAGGATGAGTTCCGTTACGTTCGCAATTCGAACGATGAGTTTTGGTCGGGTTTTCAATCCTACCAGTGGTGTGTCCAGCTTGATGATATTGCCTATCTCAAGCCAGGGACAGGGCAACCTGATCCGACCGTTTTGGAGATGCTCCAAGTCGTGAACAGTGTTCCGTTTGTGCCGAATCAGGCTGAACTGGAAAACAAAGGCCGCACGCCAATGCGTGCACAACTGGTTGTAGCTACCTCGAATGAGAAGACGCTCAATGCGTTCCACTACTTCCAGTGCCCTCTTGCTATTCAGCGGCGCTTGCCGTTTGTGATCACCCTTGAGGTGAAGCAGGAGTATGCCCGAGATGGTGTCTTTTTGGATGCCGATCTCGCTCCACACGTCGCTGAAGGTGAGTACCCTGATTTTTGGGTGATCACAGTTGATCGCGTCGTGCCGGAGGGGGCAAACACAGCAAAGTGGGAGACCGTCGGAAAGTTTTCTGATATTTATCAGTTTTTCGACTGGTTTAGTGCCACTGCTCTCAAGTTTCGTGAGCAGCAAGCCAAGGTCAACACTTCGGACAAAGCCATGCAAAAGATGGAATTGTGCAAGAAGTGCTACCGCCCACGTGGCCGGGGATCATGTGAAACATGTTTCTTCGGTGTTGAAGAAGAGACCGTAATTCCCACACAAGGGTTGGTTTCTTGGTTCCTTTGTAACTGGCTTACGAATGAGCAATTCCGCACATGCTTTCAGTATGCTGTGGATGCTTTTTCATCTAGTTATAATTTCCTTTTCCGGCGGTATGTGGAATTGTTCCACTATTGCATGAGAGGAGAGGGAGGAGCCGCCTACAACCGTTTCATTACGTTGATGTACCTTATGATGTCAAAAGCATTTGGTTTGGAGGAGAAAGCAATGATGTTCTTTCAATTCCTCTGCATCGACAGTGTTGCGGACTTTTTTGCGCGACGCGTTTATCGCATGAGCCTCGGTGAGCAAACCTTGGTTCTGCGAAGCGCAGGTCATGCAGTCAATAACAAGATCGGCTATTTCAAGCTGTTCGCGACTGTGGCCACCGCCATCACTGCCATCTACTGGTGCATCAAAGGATTTTACTTCTTTGAGCGCAAGACCGGTGAAACTATCGGTTTGGTTGCTGGCAAGACGGGCGCGTTTATCGTGCGAAATGGCTTAATTCCTAAGGAGCGTCGTCACATTTTTGACGAGTGCCAAAGGCAACAAGCCGCCGGTGAGACTGCTTGGCAATCTTGGACTGAAGATGACATCAATTGGATGGTCAAAACAGGACAGTTGCTGCCCAACAAGCAGGGAGGCATTTCCTCTACCATTGGGCGGGCCCCTGAGAACAAGAATGAGGACCAAAATGTATGGTACAAGGACGATTTCCAATGTACCTCTTTTGATCTTCCTCAGTGCGGCCAGAGTATGGCGAACTATGACAATGATCGTCTGCTCAAGGTCTTTGAACGCAACCTTATCAGCTTTGTTGCTGTGAACAATGGTTGCCGCCGCACAATGAAAGCGGTGTGTCTGGGTGGACAGTTCTACATGACCAATAACCATGCGTTTAACAATACTGGATCGATTAAGGTCGAGGTGACATGCGCCCCTGTGACTGAGGGCGTCACTCAGAATATGCAGTTCCTTTTAACTCAGTCGGAGATTTTCCGAATTCCTGAGAAGGATCTGGCATTCTTCCAGATTCGTGCGCTACCACCCCGCAAGGACATCACTAAGTTTTTCGCTAAGGAAGACATGTCGGGAGTCAGCAATGGCTTCTACATGCAGCGTAATGAACAAGGTGAAATTGTCGAGATCGAAGTTTTCAACTGTTTCAAGCGCCAACAGGCGATTGCAACTTTGGGAATGATGACTTGCTGGATGGGGACTGCAGAGCGACCCACTCAAGAGGGCGACTGTGGTTCTGTTTTGCTTCTGCGTAAGCAGAGCGGTATCTTCCTTGCTGGTATCCACGTAGGCGGTGTGTTATGCGATGTCGCAGCACTTCCGGTTACTATGGCTGAGATTACGAGCGCCAAGAATGCGCTTCAGCCATATGAGATCCAGTCCGGTGCCCCGATGATTTCGTCGGAAAGTGCCAAACGCAACTTCGAACATACTTTGCACCCGCGTTCCCCTTTCCGCTTTTTGCAGGATGGTGTCGCTACAGTGTATGGTAGCTTTGCTGGTTTCCGAACTGGAGGGCGCTCGAAGGTGTGCAAGACCTTGACCCATGATTTGGCACTTGCCGAAGGTTATGAGGTTAAGGCAGCGGCTCCTGTCATGCACGGTTGGGCTCCTTGGTACAATGCTGCCGCGGAGACTACTAACCCTGTGACAGACATCGATCTAGGTCTTTTAGACAAGGTCAAGGGAGAGTTCATTGAGGAAATTCTTGAACGTTTGGATCCCAAGGTGTTGAAAGAGGAGTTGTTTGTTTATGACGATCTCACAGCTATCAACGGTGCCAATGGTGTACGTTTCGTCGATAAGATGAACCGTGCTACCTCGATGGGTTGCCCCTGGAAGAAGACGAAGAAGGAATTCCTCGTTAAGCTTCCGCCCACTGAAAGCTGTGCTGATCCGGTGACATTTACGCCCGAGGTCATGGAACGAGTTCAAATCATCATCCAGACTTACCTGATGGGAATGATGGCTATGCCCATTTTCTCAGGTTCGTTGAAGGATGAAGCTCTCAAGCTCAAGAAAGTGCTTGCAAAGCTGACTCGTGTATTCTGTGCCTCTCCTGCTGACTGGAATGTTGTCGTGCGCAAGTACTACTTGTCGTTCGTTCGGCTGATGCAACTCAACAGATTTATCTTTGAGGCGTCTATCGGCTGTGTGGCCCAGTCCCAGGAATGGGAAGACATCCGCGAGTTCTTGACTCGGTTTGGGTGCGATCGGCTGGTTGCCGGTGATTACAAGGCGTTCGACAAGCGAATGCCCCCCAGTGTGATTCTTGCGGCATTTGATATTATCATCGCCATTTGCAAGAAGAGCGGAAATTATACCGAAGATGACATCAAAGTCATGGTGGGAATTGCTTTTGATACAGCGTTCCCCCTGGTAGATTTCAATGGTGATCTAGTGCAGTTTTGTGGATCGAACCCATCGGGACATCCATTGACTGTAGTGATCAACTCGCTCGTGAACTCACTCTATATCCGTTATGCTTATGCCTCCCTTAATCCAAAGGAGCGCTCGGCTCGTGACTTCAAGAAGAATGTCGCGCTGCAAACATACGGAGACGACAACGTCTTCGGTGTTAAGCAGGGTTGTGAGTGGTTCAATCACACATCCGTAGCAGGTGCCCTCGCTGATATTGGTATCACGTACACAATGGCAGACAAGGACGCAGAGTCCGTGCCGTACATCCATATTGACGAGGTCTCGTTTTTGAAGCGCGTTTGGCGCTTCGACGAGGATCTTCAGCATTACGTTTGTCCGCTTGATGAGGACTCAATTGCTAAGATGCTAACCTTGCACATTCCTTCCAAGGTGGATCCCGTCCAAAAGCAAACCGTTGACGTGCTCAGCACTGTCGTCAGGGAGTACTTTTGGTACGGTCGTGAAACCTTTGAGAAGAAGCGGGCCATGTGTATCCGTTTCGCTACGGAACTTGGTCTGATGGATATTTGGGTTCAGCAGAGTACCTTCCCAACTTGGGAGCAACTCGCCGAGCAGTACGCACAGTCGTCAGCTCGTCGCCTCCACTTCAAGTGGTAGGCAACCACACAGTCCGTAACTCACTACGGACGTTAAGCTAAACAGGAGAGCAATGTGCAGCTGGCTCACTATTCCGGTTTTGAAGTTTCCGGTAGGAGAGCAGAGTGGGTACATTGTTTCACCACCTTGGGGATGACCCGAAGCGTGCTTTTTAGCACTGGTTTTTAGGTAGTGGCCGAAACAAAACAACCGCATGGTGAAGACATGGTCGTCTCACTGTGTAGTACAATGACCAGCTAATTCTTTTATTTCATTTGGCTCAGAGAGCCCGTCCGCCGCCAACGAGATGGCGGCTCCCGCACTACCTAGTGCAACCCCAGTGACGGTTCACCATCATCGAACTGTCGATCTGGACGTTAAGGGAGCTTGTTGCTTTCAGCTTCAGTCCCGCGACGAACCCGAGGGAACAGAGAATCTGGAAGATGTCAATGTGGAATTTATTGATGAGGTGCCAACCTCCAATGATCCACATCCGGCAGATTCGACTGCTCTGTACTCAGGGATCTACAGCGCCGAGCTGGACTTGCAGACTTTTCTGTCTCGTCCTACACGTATTATCAGTACTACGATTGCTCAAGGAGCATCGTTTGCTGTAACGCGTTATGATCCATGGAGCTTGTTCCTCGGCAATACAGCCATTAAGAATAAGTTGGAGAATTACCACTACTTGCGTGGTGACCTGAAAATCAATGTTCTGGTTAATAGTTCTCCTTTTATCTATGGTTTGTATGCTTTGTCGTATTGTCCGATTCCTGGGATCGGGATGTATGATGTGAGTGGTGACCCTCGTGAAACCTCCTCCGTTATAACGTCCTACACTCAGCGATCAACGATCTACATCAAGCCTCATACGAATGAGGGAGGTACAATGACTTTGCCATTTATCTACCCCAAGAACTACATCGAAGTACAAGGAACAGAACGGGCCAATTTGGGACGTTTGGATTTGTATCCTATCGTTTCTTTGGCGGCCGCGTCCGCGTCTTCACAGGGATGTAGTGTCAACGTTTACGCTTGGATGGAGAACGTTTCCTTAGCAGCACCAACCATGGCCCTTCAGGGTAAGGATGAGTATGCTACGGGACCAATCTCCTACCCAGCGTCCGTTGTGGCTGGTGTTGGTGCGCGTCTCAAGGACGTGCCCGTGATCGGGAAATTCGCACGGGCTACTGAAATTGGAGCAGGAGCTATAGGTAAGATTGCCTCGCTCTTTGGATTCTCCAAGGTTCCGGAAATAGACAACAGTGATCCAACGCGTATCATGTTTTCCAGAGGTATGGCTTCTGCCATTACCGCTGATGTACATGAGAAGCTAGCGCTGGACCCCAAAAACGAACTAGCAGTGGATACCAAGTGTGTCGGGTTCGATGGGGAAGATGAGTTGAATGTGGCTCGCATGTGCGAGCGGTCCTGCGTCTTGACTACTGCCTCTTGGCAGCAAGCAGATGCTGTGGACTTTACTCTCTTTTCAGTTAATGTCTGTCCAACGGTGGCACCGTCTACTGTGTCTTCGTCCTACAACGTGTTATACGACACGCCAGTTGCAAACGTTTCAAGAATGTTTATGAACTGGCGTGGCGACATTGTGTACACGCTGCAATTGGTTGCTTCCCAATATCACCAAGGTCGACTTATTGTATCATTTGATCCCGCTGGTGGAACTCCAACGGCAGGGTCTGAGAATACATTGGTCACCAAGGTCTGGGACATCCAAGAGACGGACAAGATAACTTTTCGCATTCCGTTTGTGAGTGCAACCAACTGGAAGCAAGTTAATCAAGCCATTGCACAAGATTATTCAGTGCGTGGCGCCACCTCGATTACTTTCAACAACGTGTATCACACGGGTAGATTTAGTGTTCGAGTTGGAAATGCTCTAGTTGGACCGCTGTCTTCAGCGAATGCAACACTGGTTGTTCATACACACATGGAGGAGGCTGAATTTGCCAACCCTGTTGCCACCAGCAACCGCTTTAGTGTATTGCCCATTCAGAGCAAGGATGAACCCTGCTTTGATATGGCTCCGAAGAATGTCGCCGATCCTGAGTCCTATTCTGTGAATATGGGCGAGCGGATTCAGACGCT